GCGTCACTTCACGCAAGAGACCAACCTTCACGTACTGTGGGCCGACATCCCGTACCAGAAGCTCGGCGAAGTAACTGCCGTTGTCCGGCATCACCTCGATGATGCTGCCGGTGCGCATCTGGCGGGCGATGTGGGCATAGAATGCGGGGCGCTTCAGGTCCTCGATCGTCGTGCCGTTCTCGACAATGAGGCGCCAGCGCTCGTAGGTGAACTCAGCCTGGCGAAGGCGCTGCTCGGACACGGACGGACGCTCGGGCTTGTCCGTTTCAGGTTTGCTCTTTTCGGCCATGGGATCTCCAAAAAAGAAGGGCGCCACATGGGCGCCCTTCAAGGGGTGTCGAACGAATCGACGTATCAGGTTGCGGTCGATGCCACCACGGTTGCGGCCGAACTCGCATTCACGGTGGACACACCGGTGAAGTACGGTACTGCGCTCGTGGTGTTGGTCACCAGCACGAGATCGCCCACCTTCATGCCAAGGCCTGCGCCATTGGAGAAGAAGTTGGACGCGAGGGTCTCCGTGCTCGTGTGCGTCGACTGGTAGGCCCAGAGCGCCGGCTTGTTGCCGATGCTCGGAACCAGCAGGGTCGGAGGATTGGAAGTGCTGTAAGACATTGTCTGATCCTCCTTACGAGAGCGCCGAGCCGTCGTGGTTGATCACGACAACACCGGAGTTCTGGATGAGCTTGGCGTTCATGTGCATGCTGACGCGAGCGAAGGAATACCCTTGCTCCTCGTCGTAGCCTGCCACGACCTCCATGCCCGCCGTGTCGTGCGCGTGACCGATCGAGCTCTTGTGGTACATGAAGCACACCTCAGCCGTGGTGCCCACGCCTGAAACGTTCGGGTGCACGATCCAGTACACGCCATACCAGTAGAACATGACCGGCTTGTCTTTCCATGCCGCGTCCGCCCCGTCACTCGGAGGCGTCTTGTTGACGTACTCACGCGAGGCGAACTCCTTCGTCTGCATGAGATAGCCTTCGAAGGCCGGCGAGATGATCGCGAACAGGTTGCCGTCCCACGGCACACCTGCGTTACCGAGTTTCGTCTTCGCCTTCGCGACGAGGTTCACCGATGCCGGCACGGCCGAACCCGTGTTCACGGTGCCGTTGCCGAGCTCGGTCAGAATCTGCAGGTCGATCTTGCGGTTGATCACCGCCTGGGTCGTACGCTGCATGATCGCGCGCTGGTCGCCCTGGCTTGCGAAGACGTTGAAGTTCGTCTTGCGAACAAGGTCGTGCCACTCTTCCAGCGTGCACGTGTTCTGCGTGTTGCTGTCCGCGCGCGCCGGAATGAGGCCGTTGATTCCGCGGGTTACCGCGGTCGCACCGCCGGTGCCGGCGACGAGGAACACCGCCTGGTTGCCCTTGATGACGGCCTCGGTCGTGCACGTGTCGCGCAACAGGCTCTGCTGCTGCTCAAACGTCGCGATCGACTCCTGCCGGTACTGGACTTGAAATGCACTTTCTGCCACTGAAGTGACTCCCGAAATGAAAGGGGTTGAACCGCTTTCGCTCGGGGTACCTGCGTGGCCTTGAAGCGCGAGGTGCCCGTGACGGGGTCGGCTTCGAAGCTGCAGTGCCTTGCTACAGCACTATCGAAAAGGTCAGCGCCGCGGATGCGGGGTGGCTGACGGGGGAAAATCCTATCTGTGCATGCCGGCGCTTTGCACGCGCAACATGCGCAACACTGATTGAACGGTGCGCAAACTGGGTCGCATCTCATCCGGCAGGCGCCGGTAGACGCGCTTTGCCATGCCATATCCGCGCGCCACATCCGCTGCGGCAAGTTGCGCGATCACGGCACGCCGGACCGCCGCCGCCTCTGCCCGGGCGCGGCGCGCGTTCGCCGGATCGCGCAATCAGCCCCCGCGCGCCTTCGTCTTCGAAGGCTTCGTGCGCCCGGCCGCTCTCATGGCGATGGCGACGATCTGCGCACGGGGCCGCGGCTTGGGCCGATCCTTGTTGGCCGCGTAGAGCTCGCGGATATTCGCGCTCACGACCTTGTCGCTCTTGCCCTTGAGAAGTGGCATGTCACCCCGCCTTGCGTGCCGTCATCTTCTGGCGCGCCTCGATGAGCTGGACGTATTCCTTCTGCATGACGACGTCCTTGTTGTACGCCGCACGGTTGGTGCGCATCGTCTTCTCGATCTCAGCGATGCGGCTGTCGACGCTTGCGCCGGTGCCACCGCCGCCATTCGGCAGGAGTGTTGCGACCGGGTTCACTTCGCGGGCGATCTTCGCCACCCACTGCAGGACCTTCGGGTTATCGCCGAGCAGCGTGCCGTCGGGCAGCACCGCGTTGGTCAGGACGTCGGCTAGTTCCTCACCTGCGCTCGTCGTCAGGAAGTCGTTCGCAAGGTTGAGGTTCGTGCGGTATTCCGGGCCCCAGGTGGTGCGCAGTTCCTCTTCGCCCCTCTGCTTGGCTTCCTTCTCCGCCTTCACGATGTCGGCGGCCTGCTGCTCCTGCCACTGGTTGTACCAAGCGACGGCCTGATGCACAGCCGCTGGCGGCATGTTCGCCTTGTGCATGGCTTCGGCGAAGGCCGTCATCACCGGTTTGTCCGCCTCGCCGATCACGAGCCCATTCGGCATGTTCGTGAGGTAGTCGCCCGCGTTCGCCGGGATGCCGTTCTCTGCGCGCCATGCCGTCACCTGCTCGGGTGTCGCATCCTTCGCGAGCGGCTTCGACGTCTTCAGCTCACCCGAGTCCACACGCTGCTTGAGCGCGAAGTGCGCGTCGAGCACCGCCTTCGGGTCCGTGTAGCGTTTCAGGACGTTGAGACGGGCCGCGTCGGTGCCTGCGTAGGTCTCGCGCCAGTTGTCGCCCCAGGCCGTTGCGGTGGGCGCAGGAGTTGGTGAAGGGCTGGGCGTCGGACTCGGCGCCGGAGAAGGGCTCGGGCTCGGCGAAGGCGCAGGAGCTGGGCTCGGAGTGGGAGCCGGAGTCGGTGATGGGGTTGGCGTTGGCGCCGGGGTTCCCGACAGAGTCGGTGCCGGTGCGGCGGATTCAGTCATTGGGTTTCAGGTCTCCAGAAATGAAAAACCCGCCTCAGGGGCGGGTCAGCGAGAAAGAACTTGGAACGCAATCGTCAGATGGCTCTCAGCACCCCTATACAAACGCACGCGATCAGTGCTCCGATCAGGGCATCGACGTAGTAGCGCTCATGAGCGGCACCAATGGCCGCGAGGATGGCCAATGCCAGAATGATCCAAGCAAACGATCTCGCGACGCGGCGCTCCAGCATCCATCAATCATGCGCTTACGCAGGCGAATCGTCATCCCTGCTCGCTCGGGCTGCTCTTGAACTTCCCGAGCGATAGGTTGGCCAACTTCACCACCTGCAAACCCACCCACCGCTTCCCTTCCGCAAACGCGCTCACGCGATCCCCGTCATCCCCCGTGCGGAATGAGCAGTCATACGTCGCTGCGAGGGTGTTGACGATGAAGGTCAGCGCATGGCGCTGCTGCTCGGGCGTGGCATCGCCACGCTGGAGCGCCTGAATCGCCGCAGCGTCGGGCAGCTCCCATGCGGAGGGCTTCCACGGCTCAAGGATCGGGGCGCCGGGGACCTTGCGAGCGGCCATCAGTTCGGCTGATCGGCCGGCGGCGCAGGCCGGTTCGCCCACAGCTCTTCGAACTCTTCCCACGTGAGGTCAGGCTTGACCTTCTTGCACACGTCCCACCATTCGAACTTGTCGAAGAATTGCTGGCTCATGCGACCGCCTGCAACGCCTGCTGCGCATCCCCGAGCGACTTGCCGGCATCTGCCGCACTCGCCACGGTCTGCGTGAGCTTCTCGGCCTGCTGCTGCTGCGCCTGCTGCCTGGCGTAGGCTTCGACATCCTTCTCGTCGCGTTCCCATTTGGCGGGCATGCCGATGCCTTCGAGAGCTTCGCGCAATGCGGTACGCCAGTTGACGGTCGCAAGGGTCGACGGATCCACTTCGATCGCCTCGCGCACGAGCTGCTTCGCTTCGAGGAACTGGGTCCCTTTCTTGCGCTCGATCGCCTCGTGGAGCGGTGACTCGAACTTGAAGCGGATCTCGGCGCCACGGATGCTTTCGGGGATGTCGTTCGGCTGGCCGAAGGCCCCAAGCCTCAGCAACTCCTCAAACGTGTCCTCGCACAGCGCGCCGTTGTACTCGGTTTCCATCGGCTCAAAGAGCGGCAGCGCGTTGCGGATGTACTCCTGGATGCGCTGGCTCGTTTCGAAGGCGGTCATCTCGCCATCGCCCGCCGGCGGCAGCGACAGCTTGTTGAGGTAGAACGCGGTCGCGAGTTGCTCGCGGGTGCGGTCCGAGACTTCCAGGCCGAACGGCAAGCCGCTCTTGTCCTGCACCGAAGGCCGCAGCGCTTCGCCCAGGCGCTCATCGTACTCGGCATCCACCGCCGTGATCCCGCCGGCAAAGAGCTGGATATCCGAGCGCAGCGCATCCTTCACGGCGACCATCGGCGGGCGCACTGCCATCTCCCCCGCCTCGAGCAGCGTCAGGGTCATGGCCTGAAG